CAAGAGAATTCCAGATCCTGGTTGATTAACAATAGAGTTAATTCTTAGAGGATAAAGTTGATCTCTTTGTGCTTTAGATGGGTTGTATGCAAGTTTAACTGCATTATTCAATGTTCCTCTTTGCTGTCCAGCAGGTGAGAACCAAGGATAAGCTTCAATACTTGTCCTTACCATAAGTCCAGCAATGTCAGCATTCGTTGGAATGTAACGGAACTTATTGTTGAATCTATCATATGTGTACTTGTAACCACTATCAAATACACCATAAGATGTAGATTTAAGTGATGAGAAGAACTCAATGATGTTATCTGTCTGCGTGTCGGTATTGGTTACACCAACAACACCTGTTCTATCAGGTGAAATGACTGCCATACAGTCTTTTCTTGCAGCAGCAATTGAAAGCAAGATATTTGCTTTTGCTTGAGATGAATTTACATTATCTAAACTAGGACCATTGATTAGATAGTCAACTGCAATCTCATCCTTATTACTAAAGAGTTTGTATGCAGTTATCAAATCTCCAAGTGATGCTTGCATTCCACCAGTAGCAGAATAATCAACACCAGATGAAAGTGTATATGTGCTATTTCCTATAACGTTAAATGTTATTCCCTGTGCATCCTTATTCCAACCACCAGCAGCAGTTGTTATTGCAGTAAATCCTGCACTAAATCCAGAAGCAGCTACATCTCCATCAGAACCATCTGAAGGATCATCACCTGCATAGACATATGCGGAGTAATCTGCGAGATAATCTTTCCAGAATGTCTTCTGTGGTGGATTAACTGCAGAAACTGCATCTTTTGCCTTAGATAGGTTTGTAAACTTCTCAAGAAGATTACCCTGTATACCTGTTACTGCACCAGTATCATCTATAACAGCAACATGAATACCATCATTCTTTGATTGTCTGTCTACAGCAAACTGAGAAGTTGTTGGTTTTGGTGCAATCGACTTCCAGTAAACAGTAGAGTTAGTTAATCCTAGAGTCTGTGAATCATACCAGTCAGTTGCGGAGTATGATTGAGCACTCAGTGTTTGAGTTGCTTGTACTGCTCCTGCACTGTTAATAAACTTAACTTGGTTGCCTGGACGGAATGAAGATGCTTGATCTCTTTCTGCATATGTAATCGCAGTAGAAACACCAGCAGTTGTAACTCTTTCTGTAACTTTAACGGTAACTGAAGTTCCAGCAACACCAGTAACAATACCTTTAAGATATCCACTGAAACTTTCTGTTGTTCCTTCACCAACAATTGTTTGCCCAGTTAGTGCAACAGTAGCACCTTGACCAACAGCAATACCTGATCCAGATGTAACTAGAAGTGTCTGATCTGCAAAGTCATCAATAACACAAATCTTAAGTGTATTTGACCAAGAACCAGGATTCTTAGCAGCCATACCGAATGTTTGACCTACACCTGCATAGTTTAGTGTATAGTCATCATAGTTTTTAATCTTAAGTGATGTATCAGTAGCACCATCTCTTCTTGCATTAGCATTGTTAAGAGTAGAACCATCTGCTCTCACAACCTTCAAAACACCACCGTAAGAAAGGAATGATGCAGCACTCATCCAATACTCATATTGAGCATCAGTGGAAATTGGTTTTCCGAATGTGTTTATTAAATCTGTTTCTGTTGTGATATCAATTGCTTCTTCTACTGGTCCTATTGCAAATGGACCTGCAATCGCACCGATATTGTCTAGCACATTGTCAGCTCTTCCGACAGTTAAGTCAACCTCCCTGACCAACACACCAGGAGACAATTGTGGAGTCGCCATGTTTTTCCCCGAATCTCAGTTTATCTGAAAATATTTATTCAAAAGGGTATTTTCAGTGGGGAAACAATGCATGAACTACCAATCAGGATACATCCATTCATTGCTACTCTTTCTAGATTTTACTACTCTTTTTATAGTACACACTTTACATTCATAAGAATATGATGATGGAAGTGTTCCTCTTCTTTTACGGATCAAATAAAAACCATCTATTAGATTCTTAGTTTTCCCACAAATTCTACATTTTCTTTCTGATAGCAATAAATGCCCAAGCTTTATCTGTCCATCTAATTCCACTATTTGTATTCCCACATAAATGATCTATCTCCATACTCATCCGTTTTCCATATATCACCATCATCATCAACAGTTATTTCTTCACCTAAACCATCATCCATAAAACCAAAGGGAGCCATATCTTGTTCAATCTGATTTTTTTGTTCATCATATAGTCTCTTTCTTACATCTTGATCTGTAAGTTCTTTAAAATAATCCTGTGCAACTAACCATGCATAAATTACCAGACACATTGCAAGGTCATCATTACATCCTTCTTCTGCTTCAAATGAATTACTTTTCTGAATAAACGTAGTCAATTCTGAAATAGTTTCATAATCATTTACTAATAACTTATTTTCTTCTATCATCATCTTCAAGTTTAAACATCCAACCTTCTTAACTGTCTTAGACATCTTAACTCCCATCTGAGTTTTCTTACCAGAGAATCCTTGTCCTACTATTTGACCAGCTCTACCTCGCATTGATGCCATGAGTAAATTTTCGTACTCCAAATCAAAATGCAGAATAGATGCTACCTGATCTCCAACATCATTTACCTCACATAAAATAAATGCATTGTTATAACTCTTTGCTACTTCCCATATCACATTTGGGAATAACATTGGTTTTATTTCATTATTCCTATACTTAGCAACCATCTTATGTGGGAAGGATGTAATATCCATTACCGTGAAAGCTGAATAATCATTTCCTACACCACGAGCAACGTCCACTGTCATTAGATAATCACGATCCTTTAAAGGATCTTCATATACATCCAATCCAGCACTCTTTGTTTTTGGTGCATCATATACTAATGTTCTCAATTTACTAGGAGCAATAAGAGTATCAACAGATCCTAAGAACTCACATTCAAACTCAACCTTAAACTGTTGTTCTGATGTGTTCTTGATTGTTTGTTCTTTCCATACCTCATCTCTACCTGGTACTTCTGACCAATGAACATCTGTGGGTATATAATCATTTGAACCTTTCTCAGCATCATGCCACATACGGTAGAAATGATTCATACCATGTGGTGTGGAAACTATTATTACTTTTGTGCTTTTACCAGAAGTAATAGTAGGGTAAACACTAGCAAAGAAAGAATCAGCGATGTGATTGGGAACAAAAGCAAATTCATCCAAGAATAGGATATTGAAAGACATACCCCTAACAGCACTAGCAGAGGTAGACGCAGCCAAGATTTTCGATCCATTTTCCAACTCCAATGATCCTTTGTTCCATGATAAGACACCTTGCTGCATCCACTTAGGAACATTCTCATATGCCGTTTGCAAACGACCTAATAGTTCTCTAGCAGTAGATGCTTTGTTTGCAAGAATACCAATATTGACACTATCATTGAATAGTAGATAATGCAACAGATAAGATATAACAGTTGTAGACTTACCTGTCTGACGAGGCATCTTACAAATGTTAAATCTATTCTCGTGGAAATTGCTAATTAATTTTTCTTGAAAATCATAAGGAGTGAATGGCATCAAACCTTTATCCAGAGTAACAATCTGAACATAAGTATTTGCAAAGTAAAGAGGATCATCCTTACACTTAAGAAATTCTCTAATCTGTTCTTCAGTAAATTCTACTGCAGTATTAGCTTTCTTAAGATTGGGATTACCCAGATAAATGTCGTCAACTTTCATAATAACCTCTTACATCATTTCGTATTTGCCAAATTTTTTATCGTGTTCGATTGTTTTTCTTTGTAGTTCTAGTATTTTTTCTAAATTTTCAATTTTCTTTTCTAGTTCTTTATTTTTATTTTCCTCCGACATGGAGGAGCGGTTCTCCTGGTTCATAGTCCGAAACTTGGTAATACCAGAGTCTTGCTCCAGGATAAACTTTCTGCAATTGATCCTGAACTTCTCTGCGTGATGGTTTTGATACTTGTGGGAAAAATAATTTGATGTTGTAGTTTTTTCCTCTCCAAGCAAGATTTACTAAAATAATCCTTCCTAATTTCGTGGGGATTCTAGTTTTAGATTCATTAATATCTTCTGAACACTCATCACCAGATGGATTGCGAAAATCTTTAAAATCAATCATTTATCTCAAATGTGAGTATTCCTATTATATATTTATCATTTTATAGCCGTAAAGACTACTTTAAAGGTTGTTGAACTGTTTGATGCTGGATATCCTAAAAGTCTTAAATTGCCAGCACTGATATCTGTTGAGAATGTAGAGATGCCAACAGGTTCATTTATTGTGCCAAATTCTGACATATATGCATTAGTTCCATCATGAACTACATTGATAGTTGTTGTATTATAATTCGTTCCTTGTACAGCTTGTACTTGATAATTTACTGATCTAAAATCATCTTTATCCAAAGTCACCAAAAGTGCTTCACTAGTACTAGTGGTTGTAGAAATGGAAGATCTAACAGATCCTGCTGACATTTCTAAAGTTGATGGTAAACTGGTTCCTACAATGTATGGCATTTTAATTAGCAGTTTCTAGGATACTAACAATTACTTTAAGAGTGCTATTGACACTCGATTGTATTTTTAAAGAGTCACTTGTTTCTAAGACTAGTTTCCCACTCATAGGAACAAAAGCATCTGCCACAGGTACATTAGCATTTTTGATAATTTCAGTTTCTACACTAGATCTAATATGCTTCATAGTTACGGTAGATTCATCACTACCATAATTTGCTATGTGAGCATATAAAACGATAGCAGTATAACCAGTGGGTGCAGTATAAACTGTCTGTTCACTGGTACTTACTTCAAGTGTTACTGTTTGGAATCTATTGAGTGCTAACTGCGCCATATTAACTTAGTGCTAGAATAAATGGTGTCATTTCAGAGAATAAGCTTTTACTAAAAGCTCTTCCACTTATTGTACCAGTATTTTGATTAATTTGTAAGTCATCACCTATTCTAAAGTTACCTGCTTGGTCAGTGCTGGTATAAATGACTTTTCCACCGTTTGATGTAACAACCTCATTTTCCTGAACAGTAACGCCACCACGTTTAGGTGTAGCAGTAGTAATATCATTTCCAGATCCAACATACTCAAACGTATGAGAACTAGCAATAATCTTACTTTGTTGGAAGAAGAATACGGTTGATCCTACTCCAACACTATTCAATAAATTAGAATCAAGTGTTAATGTAGATATTCCAGATACTACTGGAGTTGAACTATTTATTGTGTAATAAATGGAGGATGTTGTGGCAGTAGCAGTTGCTGTATTGACACCCACATTTGGACTAGAAATAGTTACGTTTGGAGTACCTGTATACTGATTACCACTACTAATGATAGTAATAGAAGCAACTGACTCACCTTCTAATGTTGCAAATGCAGTTGCCCTTTCTCCATTAGGACCAGAAGGAGCATCCACTGTTACATCTGGAGTTGAAGTATATCCTGTTCCACCAGAACCAACTGCAATAGTTTGAACTGAATTATATAACTGATCAAAGTAAACTACTTGTCCATCATAAGGTCTATCAATATCAACCTTCGCAGTTCCACCAGAAACATAAGTATGAGCAAGAGTAGATACTCCTACATTAACTACAAACTTTCTTACTGTAGGAATCTCATCAACTTCAAATATATAAGGACGTTTGTGTGGGTATGTTTTGCTTCCATAAGCACATGTCAATCCAATGCCTGATAGGGTTACACCCATCCCAACTGAGAAGTTATGATTAGCAGTTACAGTTACCGTGGCAATACCAGTAGTATGTGTATAATCAAAGTTTGATATATTTAAAGTTGGTGTGGATAAATCTAAAGTAACATTGTCTTGAGATACAGCAGCAGTAGAACTTACTGAACCCTTGTATTGTAATGATCCAGTTCCACGAGCAACCAATCCTTTAGTTCCAAAACTACAGTTACTATTTGCAAGATCTGCTTGACCACCAGCATCACAACTGATTGCCTCATCGCAACATATTGTGAACACAGATACTAACTGTGCAAATCCACCATTCGTTACAGCAACACCGACACCACCCTGATTATACTGGGTGAATGAATCAACGTTCATTGCCTTAAGAAGTCTTGCCTGAGATCCGTCTATACGAATACCAGTTCCTGTTGTTGTATCACTTGTACAGTTTTGAATATATGGTCCTTTCCACTTACCACCACCCACATTTTCTGCAATCTCAGTAGTGGGGAAACCCACAGCAGCAGCGGGGAATAAATGACCACTAAATGTCATGTTTGCTAATTTATCACCTTTCCTCACATGGAATAAATCCTTATCTGTTGTATTTGGAAGTACCTTAACAGATCTTTGATCATCTCCAACAATAGCAACAAATGCTGGAACTTCTATAGGATTCATCTCAACATAATTACCAGACATCACTTTAACAGTATACCCTGATTTTGCTATACCAACTGCTGCTTTAATTGTTAGTTTAGCATTGTCAATTGATGTTCCGTTATTATCATCATCACCATCTTTTGCTACATATAAAACTTGAGGGCAAGAGTTAATACCTGATGCAGTAGAGTTGATAGTAACATTTTCACCAACACTAACTGCACTTTCACTGATGGTAACAATACCAACACTAATGTTTGGATTGCCGTTACCATCGATGGTAATTGAAGATTCACCAACAGTAAGTACTCCAGTGATACGAGCATCACCTTTAACTAGGAGTACTGTTCCACCTGTACCAACATTAGAACTACCTATAGTGGTAATTCCTAGTAATGTTGAGTTACCTTGAATTTTTAAATCTTTTCTACCAGTGATAATACCAATAGAATCAAGATTGGTAATATCCTGTTTGGTTATAGTTCCTGCTACAGAAAGATTACCTGTTATCTCTGCATCACCCTGAACAAATAACTTTTTGTTTGATACTGC